ATCTGTAACGTTAACGTACACAATTATAGACTCCTCCCTGTCCTCCTTGGACAATTGGGATATTCCAGAAGGTGTCATTATAAAGAGATTTGACTTGTGAAATTCATCTTTGCTTGTTCCATAAATCCACCCATTAAAGTTTGTATGCTCTAGAAAAAGATCTTCCAATATCATCATATATGCCTCCTCCTCTTTTACAAAATAATAGTCTATACCTTGATCTTCGTCAGATCTCATAGGTCTTGTGGTATGGGAAACACAGTAGTTAAACCCATCCCCAACCATCATCTTTCTCAAGTGGTCCTTGCCAGAAGCTCCCTTTCCTGCTATTATAACTCTTTTTTTACTCATTGTCTTCATCGTCCTCTATTCCGTTCTCTATTTTATTGAATCTATCAATAGCTTTCTCGTAATCAGTATACGTCCAAGCCCATTTACCAAAATCTTCATCACTGGGAAACTTTTCTTTTTCCGGTAATTCGACTCCAAAAACAATCTTAGCTTTTCCTATCTTTATTTTAAAAACCTCGAATGCCCTGAAATCTGCTTCCAGATCTTCCGCATCAGATTGCGAATACATCGCAGCTTTATCCGTCCTCTTTAATTGTTTATAGATGTATCCGTTTCTATTAATAACTTCTGCTAATTCTTTCATGCCTGTATAAGTTTTTGTATCTGGAAAAATAGGGAGAGAAGCGAAACCATCGGGTCAATAACCTGCAGTCTTTGTGCTTGGTGTTCAGCCACTAGGACTATCACACCAGGGATAATCTTAGAATGTGATTTTTTGTTTTTAATAACCCATTGTATAAATTCATCACCTAAGGCACTCATTATGTCATCGGTCTTTCCGTTATATTCTCCAACTAAGTTCTGATAGTTACCGATTGGGTCTGGTGCCGAAAAAAGTAAATTATAGAGTGACTCGTAACTCCATCCTATTTCTCTAACTTTTGCTAGATCAACCTTATTAGTTCCCTCCAGCATCCAGGTTTGGATCTTGTTAAGAGAAGATCTCAAATCAGGATAGAAATTTCTCTCAAATTCCAGGAGAGATTCCTCGTCTATCTCGATAGAGACCTTATCCAATATAAGATTTATTCTCTTTCTCCATTCTGATTTTACTTCGGTTTCCTCCTCTGAAGAAACAGGATCGAAGTCAATTACCTCGAATCTGCTCTGTATGGCATCAGGAACCTTATTGATCCAGTTACAGGTAGCAACGAATCTTGTATTCACTGCAAACTTCTCTACAGTTCCTCTTAAAGCCTTATAGAACTGATCGGATGCACCATCAAACTCATCCAGTACAACCACTTTCTTTGAGGAAGCACCGTCCATGATTGACATGGTTGAACAAAAATCGTTAATTTTAGTCCGTATCGTCTCAACAGAACTCTCATCCGAAACGTTTATAAAAAGGTGTGGGTATGGTGCTGCTAATATTTTAGCAAGCGTGGTCTTACCGCTACCAGGGCTACCCGATAAAAGAACATTATGATTGAGCCCGTTACTCTCAAAGATCTTTCTTATTCTCTGGGGCAATATCATATGCCTAATTTCTTTGGGTCTTAACTTCTCTGTTAATAATTCCTGCATCATATTATATTATATTAGAAATTATCGAAACTGTTTCTTAAAATTTGGATGTTAAATCATCAGCCTCTGACTTATCGCTTCTTATCTCTACGAATCTAGGCAAGAATAGCGATCTATTATCAAATTTGTCAGTGATTGTAACATTATAATGTACAGAACATATCTTTCCTAGGAGAGCATCCGGGTTAACACTCAATGCTTTAAGGTCTTCGTCTGTAAAACCAGATCCCACTTTAACATTTAACGTTTCTGAAAGATCAGTACATATAAGTCCACCTATGAATCCCTCCCTTTTACCCTCTCCTGGGTACCATCCCTTGATGACAAGGTCACATTCGTTAACCTCCTTGAATTTTATCCAATTCTTTGATCGAGAACATTGATAAACGCTATCTTTTTTACAGATAACTCCCTCTCCTCCTGCATCTACTATTTTTTGATAGATTGAAGCAATCTGAGAGGGATCGTCAAGTTCCCACATTGTAGCTAATTTTACTGGCTCGCTCTCTTCTACGTTTTTCATAACAGATTCTAGTGTCTGTCTTCTTACCGAATAGGGTAGAATTCCAACACCAGCTCTTAGCGTATCATATTCTTCGAGATCAAAGACATTGAATATGATACTATCCCCTATATTGTCCGGGGCAGTCCCCCTCAGGATCTGCGTAACCTTACCACTTACTGATTTTCTATTGTGATCTGTCAATTCGCCATCAAAGAACCAGGAGCCCTTCAATCCAGAAAAGTTAATTATCTGTTTAAGAGAAAATGTAATACTGTGTAACTTTCCCGCATCTAGTTCATTAAAAGCTCTTGTAAAATAACTAAAATCTCCTTCCTTATAGATAGCTATTACCCTTACACCGTCATATTTTTCCTCACAGTATATCTTATCCCAGTCCAGTAGTGAATTCTGGTCGTCGGTTGCTAACATAACACACGGATCAGGAATCACTTCTTTTCCAATAGCCTTGTTGATCAGCTTAGCACCGATGCCAACGTTCATTCTCTTTGTTAGAACCTTCATTAGGATCTTTCTAAGGTCGGAGTCGTCGTTATCTTCAGTGATCCTGGTATTTACCATTTGATTAGCTTCCAGTCTTATAGAATTATTAGCTGCAGGGGCAGATTTTAATTTTTCAACTAGATCCCGGAAGTTATCTAATCCAAAAGAATCATTTGGATCTTCCGAAAAATTAAGCTTATGCAGCTTGGTAGTAACAAATGGATTGAAGCACACGTCAAAAACGTAGGCTAATTCAGGAGTCCAATTCTGTTTGATTATTTCCTGCTTTTTCTTCTGTGATCCCTCTCCAGTAAGTTCCTCCAGTTCCTTTAGGATTCTTAGTTCTTTAATCATTTCACTTCTATTTAGTTATAACACAAATATAAACAAAAAAACCGTAGGTATACCGACGGTTTATGAAGTATGACGAATAGAATTACGGATTAAAGTGTTACGCTAGCTTCCTCCGCTGGTGCTTCAGCTTCTGCCTCAGCGGGTTCTTCGGAACTCTCGGCTTCGCCAGAAGGACTTTCTTTTTTAGCAGATTTAGCTTCGAGCTCTTTGTATGAAGCATTGCCCTCTGCCTGCTCTGGGGTTAGACCTAGAAATCTCTGAACAAGGAAATCCCTATCGAAGTAAGGCTGCTCTTCCTCGCCAACCTTAACTTTCATTTCAGCAAGAGATTTTATAAAATCACCTCTTTTAACCAGATTAGCAAGTTCAACCAGGTCGTTGAATTCGCTTTCCCTTACGAAATCAAGTCCAAGATTAGTTTTAAAGCTTCTGTCTTTTACAAGCTCAGGATAATCAAGACACATTTGTATATAAAGAGGCTTAACTATGATTTCCTGGTAGATTGATCTCAATCTAGAAAGAAACTTCTCAAATCTTATCTCATCTCTTTCTAAGGAATCGATACTAATTTGGTTGTTTGCAGGTGTTCCGCCTCTATAAGCAAATCTTGCATAAGGTATCTTAGAATCCTGTTTTAATTTATTGAAGAAGTAAAGCACGTTGTCCATGATATTAAAATCAGGTCCAGCACTATTTAGTGTTTCTATGGTGGGGGAAACCCCATCTTTCTCAGGAAAAAGGTAGTTTTTATAGAACTGAATTTTCGGTCTTCCGTTAACAGTCAATTCACCGGAATTGTCGTTTATCGATATCTCCTCCTTATGGTAAGACATTATCTGTCCTAGAGTTTGCATAGCCTTTTGTGGCGACTGTGTACCTATGGGTATAACAAACTTTAATCTATACGAAGCGTTCATAACGTTCCATATAATCCTACTATTCTCCATTATTTTCAGGATATTATAGGATCTAACCAGTCTCTCCACGTAGCTTACTCTTGAAATTGCATTACCTTTAGCATATGATATGTAAATAACCTGCTCATTCTTAAGCTTTCTTGTCATTTGAGGATTCTTTGGATACTGTACCCAAACCTGCTGGAAATCATTTTCACCAACTTTTTCAACCATAGGTTGTAAAGATGTCGGATCGAGCTCCTTAAAGCCGATAACCTGTTTACCTCTGCTATCGTAGATTATCTCATAAGCTAGAAACCCATCGATTAGAAGTTGTCTAAATACCTGCCAAGCTAATATACTTTCCTGGAAATTGAAAAGGTGATAGATTCGGTAAAAATTCTCCATCAGCTTATCCTTCACCTTATCACTTACGTCCAGATTCTTGATATGCGGGTATGCAAAATAATTCTTCTCGTCGTAAACTACGGATTCGTCAGTTACAGTATCAAGTATAAACTCTATCTCCCCATTCAGAGAAAACTTTCTTAGAAAGTTTCTTTTGTCTATATAGTCCTTATCGAAATATGCTATGTACTTTCTTACCTTCGTATCAGAATGAGATCT